AGCTAGTTCAGGAGCCTTCCAGCCTTCTGGCTTTAGCACTTTGCCATCTTCACGTTTGCGAACTTTGCCTGTATCTGGATCAATCTTTGCAAAGTTTGTGTCCATCACTTCTTTCCAGGCACCTTCTCCGTCAAAGCCGCCTGCACGTACTGCACCCATAGTAACAACTAAGATGTCGATAAGTGCGTCGAGTTGTTCAACTTTGTCGTTTGCCATTACTGCTTCTTCAAGCTCAGCAACTTCTTCGTCAATAAGACTTAGATACATTTTGTAGTTTGCTTCACTTGCTGGTTGGTCACATGCTGTGCCAAAGCGTTCAATATCTTCAAATGGGTTTGTCATTTATGCACCTGCTCCAAATGATTCTGGGGAGATCGTTGCATGATCGCCATCATTATATTCTTTACCAAACTGTACACCTGCAGGTTTTTCATCGCTAAATGCTAATACACAATCTGCATCTATCATACGTAGTTCGAGCTCGCCGTTGCCATCGTCGATTTTAACGCTACGAGTCCAGCGTCCATGTTCGATTAATATCCAGTCTCCAACTTGATATGCTGAATCATTTTTAGGACCCTTTGCATGTACTTGGCCCCAACGTGGATAGATGCCACGAGTTTTACCATTATCGTCAGTTATGATAAGTCCACTCTTGAGAGTTTGTTCTCCAAAGTACATATTTCTTACAATCACTCTGTCGTTAATAGGAGTTAGAGTACCTTGTATTGTATTCATATTTAATGCCATTAGTCACCTTTTTTTATAAAATTACCATCATCATCTTCTACCCATTCGTCTTTTGTTTGGGTTGATATGGGTTTAGGAGTTACTGTTTTTTTGGGAGCAGCTGGTTCGGGTATTGATACTTTTGGTTTTTTGGGAATAACTTCTTCGTCAAAGGCCATTAGCTCTTCTTGTTCTGCTTGTGTTAGCTCTTCAGACTGAGCTACACTTTTTTCGTGTTGTACTGGCTCACTGCCTGCGCTATAATAATCTCTTACAACGTCTTCTCGTTTGCGAATAATCTTTCCGCCTGGTCCTAACTCGTCGCCTCTAGCATTTACTCTAGCATTTCCGACAGCAGGAGTAAGTTCATTTCTTTTAATCAACATATCTAAGTCCACAACTCTACCTTGCATACTTCTATATGTTTTACGACCTTTTTGTCTAGTTCCCATGTTTACGTATCTCCAATTATTATATTACAATTACTTATGACATCTGTCAAGTGGTTTTTTATTTTTTGATGCAATACATTTCCAATATCCTATTTTTCGTTGATAGTGATATGCTTTTCTATGCCAATCATCATTTGGTTCTGCCTTATCAAAATGATCAATATGTATACAATCTGCGTCAACTCCTAGCATATCACGTGCAACATCTTTTGAAACACTTATAGTTATAGGATATTCCATATCCTTTTCTCTACACATTCTAAGATTGAGAGCAACAGTGTCACGTACTTTCCACTCTGGTATTAGTTTTGTACTTAGTAAAAAGTTATATAAATCTGTTTCTAATAGTTGTATTGATTTACTTATCCTTGCACTACTTGCTCCTTTGTACTCCCAAAGCATATCATCACTGCCAAATGCTTGTCTTCCCCACAGCGCACGTTTTGCATATACATCCTCAAAACTTTTTTTAGTTTCTATATATTCGTCGTGTAATAATCCTGGATTGTGTTTAATCCATTCAAATAACTTGTAGTACAAATCAGTTTCCAAAATATCTTGTTTACGCATATACTTTGCTAGATAATGTCCCCAGCCATAATAATACATTAATATTACAAGCCAACTGTACAAATGCCCTTGTATAACTGTTTCGTGATCTGCTGTACTTGTAGCATATATAACATCTGTGTATTCTGTGATATACTTTTCGCCTGCATCTAAGTATACAGTATCCAACGCAATCTTACGTACATCCAATCCGTGCTGTTGTTGATATGCTTTGTTGCCCATTGGAGAGTTGTCTGTTACAACCAGCGGATGTATCATTAGATAGTTATCCTGTCCTGCATCTATTAGTTGCTGTATGCCAGACTTTAAACTATCAAATGTTTCTCCGGGCAATGGCCATATAAGTTCACTGTATGTAGGAATGCCATCTGCTTGATACTTGTCAAAATAAGTTTTAAGTTCGTCAAAGTCTAAGTTAAAACGTTCTACTATGTCTAGTGTATTTTCATTGAAACTTTGTAGTGCTACTGTAATGCCTTTGAATATGTCTACATCACTATCATGTGCATATTTTGCAATAGCATAGTTTTTATCTTGATTGTTTTTGCTCCATGTTGCGTCCCACCACATTGGATAGCCATATTTCTTTTTTGTTGCAATAACATGTTTTGTAAGTTCAAAGTCTCTATCCAACATACCCCAGTTGCTGTCGCACACACTTACATACTCAATACGATTTTTGCCCATCCATTCTATTTCAGCACGACAACGCTCCATGTCAAACAGTGTAAGTTTGTTCCAATAACTTTCACCTATGTCACAAAAACTACAATGATAAGGACAGCCACGCAAACTTTCCCAAGTGACTTGAAACATTGTATCTGCAGGATACTTTGCCATAATAGGTTCGTAGAATCCTTCTAGTATAGGCGAAGGTATATTGTTGATGTTTTTTCTACGCACTGCCGGCTCAGGCATGTGATACAGTGTTTGTACGTTTGGAATAGTTGTCCAGTCATCACCTGCTAATATGCTTTTAAATGCTTCTTCACCTTCGCCGTGTATAAACGCATCAAACATAGGATGCTTGTCAAAGAAGTCTGGATCGTATTTGTTTATCTGTGGGCCGCCAGTAATAATCTTGCATTGTCTAAATCTACGTTTAATTTGTTTAGCAAGTTCTCTATTGTATTCCCAGTTCCATACATAACTGCTCATAGCAACTAGTTCAGGTTGCTGCATGGTTGCTACGTAATCTTTGGGCTCTATTTTTTCTATAAGAACGTCTTTGAGTGTCCAGTCGTCATTTTTGCCATAGCACCATTGATAGCCTATTGCCAGTGGCAAAAACTTATTGGGTCCATGATTATCACTTGCTTGAACTAGATATATGTTGCTCATAGTCTATTTTCTTTATTCCAACAGGAAATGTTTTCTTAATCTTTTTAGCATTATTACACATAGCACATTGTGGAACACTGTACTTTAAACTAGTTAGTCTTGTTTCGAGATCATTATCGTGTATACTGACAGGCCGATATTGCTGTATTAGATCTGCGTTTTTTAAGTTGTATCGATCTAACATGCCTTGTGCGCCAACAAGGGCGCCGCATTTGTACAGGCCACCTTTGTAAAAATAATGACAGTCTCGCCACGCACACAGTTTATGTGTAAGTTCAGCGTTTCCTTCTCCGTTTATTGTGTGTGTATAAAAATCGTATGTGCCAACAACAACTATTGCAACACGATTATCTACAAAATATATTTCGTCAAACTCCTCATAGTAATCTGGATCACCATGCCATTCTTTTCCACTTATTTTATTTGTGTTGCTGCCTAGTATCTGCTGTATAGCTATATCTATTTTTTCTTTGTGCATAGGATCGTGATGTTGTATTTCGAGTACAATACCTGCATCTATCCATTTTTTAATATTGTCTATATGCAAGTCTAAGTATGTACCGTTTGTACATACTTTTAAATCCTGTGTATCAAAGTATTTGCGCACACCCATTGCCCATTTGTGTATGTCAGGATTTGCAAAGGGCTCTCCGCCTATAATACTACAGTCCTCTATATAAACACGTTCACTCCATGCTTTAACAAAGTCTTCGTTGTCTTCCCAACTTTCATGTCCACTTATCTTATAGTTGTTGTAACTTAAACAGTTGTTACAAGCAAGATTGCATGTATGGGTAATGTACCATTGACCCATTTCGATGTGATGCTTCATCGTAAAAATTCACGCCAATCTAAATCATACTTTATACTATCGATACGATGTACACCAATCAAATATAACACATAACTAGCAACACTTGATCCACGTCCTACACCCCATACAATCTCATTCTCACGCATAAAGTCTACAAGATATATCATATAGCGTAGTAAGTCTTTCATGCCACGTTCTCTAAAAGCATCTAATTCTTGCCATATACGATCTTGTACATGCTGTGGACAGGGTGTTTCTGCTTTACCTAATACGTATTCATATACGTTAATGTCTTTGTATTCATCAGGCATAAACCATTCACTTTGACATACACCGTCAAAAGTCTTTTGATCTACATCTAGTGGAATATATTTTTGTAGTTTGTCAAGACCCTGTTCTGCCATAGCCTCATTAAACTTATCTACATCATCTGATTGCTCACACAGAACTACATGACACTTGTCAACATGACCAGTATAGATCATATCAACTAAGTCCTTGTTTGTAAACCGTGGGATACCGAGTTCATCTGTTTTCATAAGCATACATGTATTTTAACTTACATTGATTAAATCGTCAAGTGAATTATCTTCTTGATCTTCGATTTGTTTTCTTCTAGCTGCTGCTCTACGAGCTTCTATTTCAAGTTTGTAGCCATCTATTAACAAAATCATTTGCTGTCTTACATCAGGATTATCAGTTATAAAATACATATGATTCAGCTTGAGTAACTTTTCCTCAAGCTGTGTTTCTGTAAACTCACTTAAATCAGGCTGATGAGGATGTATCATACGTTTGCAAATGTTCCTAAATATTGTAGGAAAACATTTGTTCCGTTATCGTATGTAAATGCTTTAACAAGATGACTGCGTGTTACTACAGTATTTGTTGTAATAGCTGCACTACCACCAAACTCAGTACTTCCGTCAACTCTCATTTGACTTGAACCAGCACTATAATCTGCTGCAAATGTTACTGTTCTGTTAACAGCACCATCGCCGTATACTTGTATTAACATTTCGGCATATTCGTTATTGGTTGGCCAATCCTCAAGAGTTAATGTAACGTCATTAGAAGCTACTATAGTATAAAAATGTCCAGCATCAAAACTAAGGTTTGTATCAACACTAACATTAGTAGGACCAACATGTGTTGCAGTTTCTTGTAGTTTGGTATATCTAGAAAGAGTGTTTTCAAAAAAAACATTATCTGCATTTGTTTTAGCAGTATTATCCTGCAAGGTTTCTATTTCACTTTTTGCACTTGTGAAGTTTGTTTTGATAATATTAAAGTTATCTCTAAATCCTTGACTATTATTATCCTGTCCAGCGACTGGATATGTATCGTCGATTGTATCGGGTACAATGTTACTTGCCATGTTATTTCCTCTCTAGCAACAGTATTTATACATTTAGTTTGTAATCACTAAACAGAATGAACTGTTGGTTTTCATTATTTTCTGTTCTATCAACTATATATCTATCTATATCATAATCCAACTGAGTAAAATCAAATTTTGCATTTTGAATATTTTCAATAATAGTTTGACTTGTACCTGGTTTGCAATAACAAATAGGCATTGCTGTTATATAATCAAGTTCTTGTCCTGTAGTTGTTTGACTGCTTCTCATCCACAACGGTAAAAACTGTCTATCATTTGCGCCAATATCTGCAATACGTTTTCGCATATTTCCTATGTTGCTAATAAATCTTTTTACATTTTGAGTTTGACTTGCTTTTACACCAGCATTGTCAACTGATAATACATTTGTGTTTGGTCTAAATCTAAACGGGTTTCCGCTGCCTGATGTAGTAGTTGAACTACTACGAACAACAACCACTAGTCCTGTTCTCAGCACTATCTCAAGTTGTCCAAGTGCAGTAATACTAACTTCTCCACTTCGTGTTGCAACTGGAACACTACCACTAGTAGCAGCTATCTTTACAGGATCGCCTTCTCGCATTGTTATGATAAAACTATCAAGTCCTGTTTCAACAGCACTACCGTCATCTTTGATTTCTAGTTTTACTTGATTTATTTTTAAATCATTTGCACTAGGAGATGTTATTGATACTGCTGTATTGCCTTTGGTTGGTTGTTGAGGATCAGTTATTTCAACATATACAACTTCGTATAATACTTCATTGGTGCCTTCTTTTTTAGCAACTGCACTTTTTAGTTCTCCAAACACAAAACGTTTGCGTTTGTGATTTAATGCAGTACTAGCAACAAAGTTAGCTAGGTTTTTAGATTCAATCCCTGCATATACTAATGTAGTTAAATCTTTTTTAAGGCCAAAGTTTTCGTCATATGGACGATATATATTTTCTGGTGTAAATATTGTGTAGTCATTGATAAAGTCATTAAAAACTGTACGCTGTGCTGGTTTTAAAAATGGTTTGATAAACACATTTGAATATACCTTATCATCTGTGTCTGTAACATTTAGTGTGAACTCTTGTATACTATTACTATAACCAAACAAATCACGTACTAGAACTTTGAATACATATTTTCTATCAATAGTTGTAGTACTATTATCAAATGTTGTATTCCTATTATCGATAGTAGTTAGCCCAAGTGTTGTTCCTGTAGTATATTGATTAGGTTTTCCAACTATTTCGCCGTCACGTTTTAGTGTCAATCCATTAGGCAACTTACCACCAACTAAATCATATCTTAGATTACTGCCTACTAACGTGGTATTGGCTACTAGTTGTAAATAACTAGTTCGATTGGCAGGAATAGTACCTAAGTTTGGATCTGTTATCCAAGTTACTGTACTATCAACTTCTCCAAGTATGTTTACAGTAAATGTTTTTATAGTACTTATTGTGTCGACATTTGTTACACCAATTTTCTTAGTAATCAATGTGTCTTTAAACACTCCTAATGTAATTTGCGGACCTGATTGTTCATCTAATATGTTTGATAGATTGAATGTACGTTGTAGTGTATTATCTAAAAATACTTTAAAGAACTGTTGTCCACGATTTATTTCTAAGTTTCCATATACACTATCATCTGTATGAAATAGATTTTGATTCATAATAGTATTTTCAACAATAGAGTTTCTTGGAATATCAAATACTAGTTGTGTAGATGTTGCACTTACTCTTTTGTACAAGTATGTAGTATCAATCCCTGCACCTGCTAACCAAGTTTCAAAGTCTGCTACATAATCACCTGTGTCTGCTATATTAGCAACACTGTAATCTAAATCTAATGATCCTGCACTATCGCCAGCATCGATAGTATATCTTATCATCGTATGCCATTTGCGTGTAATAGTTGTTCCAGGAATATTTTGTTTATCGTTATCTACTAAAACATATACTTCTGATGCACTATAGTTTAGTGTTTTATTCTTCCAGGCAGCAACTCTATTATCGCCATCATCAAGAATGTATATATAATCTTGTCCAATAGCATTATTGTATGCAGTCTTAATGCGCTTGGCTTTGTATGTTGGCTCTAAAGGTCTACTAAGATTTAATAAATCATACTCTGAGTTATCGCCATTAACACTGCGTATAGTGTAGCTTAGGTTGTCAATAACTATGTTTTCTTCTATAAGACTTAATAAATCGTCGACACCATCGTCTCTATTAATCGGAAGTTTGTTTATTTTTATTTGGGAGTTGCCAGTAAGTGTATCTTCATATACGCCAGCATTTATTTCCACCACATCGTTGCTGTCGACTTCTTGTCGTAATGCTTCAATAGTAAACTTATATTCTTTATTAACAGCTGGTTGATATGGCACTGTTCCTGCTAACTCACCTGTTATTCCATCAAGTACTAATCCCGGAGGCAGCACACTCGGAGTACCATCATCATTGAATGGTTGTTGATTATAACTTATTTCTCCTAGTAAAGAGTTTGGATCGTATACATCTAAGAAAATAGTAACATAGTTTTCTGCTCTTTTAACGCCAAGGTTTCCTGAAGTTAGCCATATAGGTTTGCGTAGATATGTGTTGTCTGCTGTAAATAATCCTGTTGCTGCTTTCATAATAGTATTGTCAGAACGTAGGAAATCATCTCCTACAACAAAAATACCAAACTCACGTTTACTAAAGCTAGTATCATCTTCAACTGTAACAGTAAATGTATACTTGCGATTTAGTTTAGTAGGACGTCTTGTTGGCGTACTAAATCCATAAAATGTAGTGTCATAAAAATAACTATCGTATCCGTCGTCATCTAGTACAACTAAATCCAAAGGAACAGTATCGTATTCTCCAGTATCATAACCAGTTGTATCATTTACATCCAAGGACAATAATGGATCAACTATTCCTGATATCTTTCCATCCTCAGATAGTTTTAATCCAGGAGGCAACTCACCATCGTCGTCTGCAATAAAATATCTTAGACTTTGTCCTGCTGTTAAATCTCTGTCAATAGCCTCTAACTGAAAGTCAACTATACTGCTATCTAAAATAAAATAAGCAATATTAAGTCTATCTGGAGGTGTTGTACCGTAAGCAGCGTTAACTATTTCCCAAATATTTTCGCTATCATTATAGACTTTTATTTTAAAATCAAATGTATCATCAAATATATGTACCCATATCTGATCTTCAAATGGCGATACCGGCGGAGTTTTACTTACAACATAATCTAGTGGTCTCCATACTAATGCAGCTTCGTCCCAATATTTTAAGATTAGATCTAATCCGTCGTTGCTTTTGTTGGTATTCAACCAAAAGTCGTCTATGTTTGGATTTGGAACAGAATCTGATAAAACCAATGTTTCATTATTACCTAATATGCCCTGTATCTGTGTTGTGTTTATTCTATACCAGCGTGTATCAACTTTATACCAAAACTGTTGTAAACTAGAAACATACGCATAGTCACCACTACTTCCAGTTTCTCTACTTGGAATAGTTTCATATACATCAACATCTTGCACAACCCATGCAACAGACCCGCCTACTTGCGCATCAACAATATATCCTGACGCACCTGCTAGGGCCGGATTGTCTTGTGCCGGTGTATTGCCATCTTGGAATATGCTTCTAATAGTAGCAAGTGATGGCTTACTAATAACTGGAGCAATCCAAGTGTTGTGGAAAGCATAACCTAATGGGTTATTTGCTTGTATGCCAGACTGTGTACGCATGTCGTCTGTCCACTCTGGAGCAAGGCTTCCGCCATCCCATAATTCTGTGTATTCAAACATAGCAAAGTTTAATAAGAACAAATATTCTTTTGCGGCTACTTCAAATGCATCTGAATTAGTTTTCCAATCATCTGCTGGACTTTGATAACCTGATGGATCCCACTTGCCTGCGTCAAAGGCTTCTTCCATTGCCGCATACAAATCGCCTGACTGCCAATCAGCTGCTAAGAACTGGTATAGTTTTATATCATCTGCAGGTAAACCATGCATGTGTAGTGTATGGAATACGTGTTCAATAACTTCTTGTGCGTCTATATCGCCATCGCCATACCCATCACCTGTTGAATTCAAATACCACACCATGTCATTTTGTACGTGTGTATCAAACAAGTTTGTTAGATTCCAAAATGTAATGCCAGCATCTGTTAAAAAGTTTGTGCTGTAGTCTGCACCGGCACCTCTTGCTACTCTTTGTATAGTTGGCAGTCCTGCGTGATAAGTTCCTGTGTCACCACTTAATGTTTTAATTAAATTTCGTTGGAATGTTTGATTAATACCTGCGCCATTTGGATCTAAAAACAATTCAAACATACGTGCTACTTTTTCTAACCACGCATCTGGAACTGCTGTTTGCCCACCTACTGTGCCAGCACCCATAATTCTTACACCGTTGGTTGTAACTTCACGTTTGAAGAAATCACTACCATCGCCGGTAACATTACTAATTGCTCCGTTGTTGTATTCTGGATCAGCTTCGGCTCCACCTACAACTTTACTTTCGTAGATGCCCCACTCGGTATTCAATGTGTCGACCCAGTATTGATTTCTAAAACTTCTAGTTAATCCTAGCTCTCCTTCAGGAGTTTGCCATACAGGAGCATCTGCTCCTTCTACTACGATTTTATAAGTTCTATCAGCAATACCGTCATTACTAGTTGCTCTTAAAACAAACTCAAACTCGGTAGTTTTACTAACTTCAACTGCAACGCCTTTTATACGATAATCATTAATACGAAGACCTGTCGGCAAAGCACCGGATATTAGTGTAACTGTTATACCACTTGTTTCTTCTAGTGGTAGCACAATGCTAACATCAGTTCTTTCTTGTATACTTGCAAGTTCTGATCCTGATAGTTTGGTCCAGATTGGTAATGACATTTATATCCCCTTACAAAGCTTCGTCAAATGTTGCGTTACTATTTCCAAAATCAGCAGTGCCATCTGCAGGCGAAAATACATCTTGATTTGTACCAAAGTCAACATCTATTGATTTCAAAATAAAATCAATAATACTAGTTCTATTTCTTGTTAAATCTCCAAAGTCCCATTCAAATGCTTGTTCAAGTTCTGCCATGGTAATATCATTAAGAGAAGTAATATTGGTAATAGCATTATTATTAGCATCTAGTGTTGCACTCAATGTAGGAGCAGTTTCTCTTGAAAGCAAACTGTCTATTGTTATACTAGGAGCAACACCTCCTGCTACTGTTGCTTGAGCAGCACCGGTACCGTTAACTGTAATAAATGTTGTTGGAGAAACAACAGCACTTGTGGTTCCATCAGTTATTCTAGTATATGCAGTTGCACTAGCAAAATAAACATTATTACCATCATCACTAATACGTATGCTCATTGTATCTGAATACAACGGATCAACTAATAGTTTTCTAAACTGGAATACATCTGAGACTTCTTGTGCAAATACTCCGTAACCAGCATCGCCGATGTTCGCAGCAGTGATATCTGTAAATCCTGCAACTCGTAAGTCTAGTTCATCAAAGTTTTGATTTACCTTAATAAATGCTTCTCGTAAATCATCACCTGTGCCGTCGTTAGCAAGTAATCCTACATTAATATCTTGAATAGCCATGTTAGTCTCCGTTTTATATATTTATCAGAAACTAGTATTATATGTTTGACCAACTTGTTCCGTCAAATACTACAACATTACCAGCAGTTAAATCCCATGCTAACATTCCTTCATTAGATCCTTCTGCTGCTGATGGTAAATCAGCATTTTCAAATGCAGGAAGCTGTAATCCAAGTGTTGAGTAAAATGCTGGAAACGTTAATGCACCAGCCCCACCACTACCGTTATCGCCTACATATCCGTAGAATGCACCACCATCATAGAATATCTGTCCTGCTAATGGCGATGTCGGTGGCAATGTGATTGCTAATAATTCTAATCTGCCGCTCTCAATCTTAAGAGCATTGTTTGATCCTGGATTTACAGAGATTGTAGAAGTATTTGTTAAAGAACCAACTCCTACAACCGTTGGCGCATTTAATGTAGTTGAAGCTGTTACTGTATTTCCAGTGATAGTACCTGTGGTTGCACTTATATTTCCGCCTGTACTAAAGTTGGATGATGTACTTGTAATACTTGTTAAAATGTCAAGTGTTTCTATACTTACATCTTTTAGTGTATTTGTGCTTGTGCTTGTAGGTGCTTGATTAAATGCATCTGCTTCGATTGCAACACTACTAGTTGCACCTCGTCCGGTGACAGTTTCGAGTGTGTCAACTTCTGCACTTAGCAACCCAGTAGCATCGAATGTTAATGTAACTTGTCCAGCAGAAGGCGTGGCTGTAATTCTACCACTGCCAATGACATCGCCTTGTTGTAAATAGTTGGCTGCATCAATCACAGCAAGAGTTGTGAACTCGCTGTCGTTGTTTAGCAAACTGATATCTGAACCTGCTGTTAGTGCATTTGCTGGAGTAAATGTAAATGTACCAGCAGCATCATATATCAAACTACCTTGTCCACTTGCTGGATTGGTTACAACACTAAAGTCAGCTAACCCAACTCCACCTGCTGCTGGCGACGACTGCCAAGTAAATCCATCATAAGTTAGTACCTCATTCAACACAGCATCAGCAACATTAACATCGCCAATATCATCAAGATTATCGATTTGATTTAGAACAGGTTTGTTGAGAATAAAAGCAGCACTTCCAGTATCTGTTTCAGTCCAGTCACTTTGTATTTGCGGAACAACAGCATTACCATTGAGTGTTAGAGATGTTGCAGTCATTGTGGTTGCTGTTAGTGTAGATATTGTACTAGCACCAGTAACATTTAATGTACCGCCTAACGAAACGTTTCCGGTAGTAGCCATTGTACTACTACTTAGTGCTCCGCTAACACTTAGACTAGTTAGGTTGGCAATACCTACACTTGAGAAATCTAAGCTATCACCGCTTGGTATTTCTTTTAGTCTATTGCCGTCTGTAGTATCTACTATTAGTGGAAATCTATTTGCCATTATTACATCCTGTTCTTTTTAATATTTATCGTAATCAACTTATACGCCATTTTAAAGTGCTGCTATTCTTGTTTTGAAGTCTGCAAAGTCTGCACTTGCTGCTACTTCTGTTTTTAAGTCTGCTAAACTTACATATCCTGGAATAATACCGTTTACAGCATCTACTAACAATGTACTATCGTCGGCAAACACACTACCTTTGATATCAGTTGTAATATCGCCATCTTCAAGTGCTGTTATATCTGCATATAGTTCTGTAAAGTTTTCGTTGATTTTAACCATAGCATTGCGAAGGGGATCTCCCCCTCCACTATTTGCAGCTGAACCTACATTTATTATTTTTTGTGCCATTATACTCTCCCTACTACTACTTCGACAATACCACGTTCGCTATCATCTTTGGTTCCAACTGCTTTACCAATAACTTGTCCGATACTTGGTGCATTGTTGACAATAGCATAACCTGGTACAGCACTTGTAACAAGCATGTCTCCTTTAGCAACCTTACCAATAACTTTACAAGGCACTCTACCTTGTAGTGCTAGTCCGACAACATGTTCACCTTGTAGCGCACTATTCATCAAGTGTGCTGGATTTGTTGTTACAACACCTGCTGCACTTGTTTGACCTTTTGCACTACATTCAGTAACTTCTTCATCGCCGCCGAACACTAGTACTGTTCCTGGCTCGTAGTCTGCATCTCCTAAATAGTTCTCTGCAAGGTCAGCATATAGTGCAGCAGTTGCTTCACCATTGAATGTTGTTGCCCAAACAGTGTTGTATCTATTTGTACTACTACCAATACTCACACCATTGTCTGAGCCGCTGTTTGCTGGACCGACTATGTTACCAGTGTGTGTAATACTACCAGTTATGTTGATACCAACTGTTCCGTTAATAGTTCCGCTTGTAAATGTTAAGCCAGTTAATCCTGATAAACTTGTTGACGATGCACCAAGAGCAATACTTGTTGTGCCAACTGTAATACTACTATTTGCTAGTTCAGTGTTTGAAACACCACCTGTTTTAATGCCAACAAATCCAGTTGTAGTTTCAAAGTTTGCATTATCAAAACTTGCTATACCTTTAGTAGCTGCGCCTGCTGTTGCTGCTGCTGTAGCATCATCAAGTGCTAGTTTACTTTGTGCGATTGCAGCACTAGCATTAACATCGTTGTCAACAATAACACCACTATTAATATTTGCTGTAATGCTATTGCCCGATGTATATGTAAGTCCAATATCGCCAGTTACTTCAACATTTGCACTTTGTTGATTAGTTCCTACAAATGCTAAAATATTGCTAGTGATTGGAGCGCCTGTTCCTGTAACAGTCACATCTCCGATATCATTTAGCTCATCTGTTTTTTGATCAACATATTGTTTTGTTGTAGCATCACTTGAAGCAGTTGGTGTTCCTAAGTTAGTAATACGATTACTGCCCAAGTTCATGTCACTGTTCATAATGGTTTGACTAAATCCTGGACCGCCTAAACTCATTACGCCTGGACCAATAACTGTGCCGCCTGTAGCGCCATCTCTATCAAAGCCTAAACGTTGATCAATATAGCCTTCTGTTGCTGTTTGTGTTGGTACTGCATCACCTTTAGCATCAGTAAACGTATCGTCGTTGCTAAACTCGTTAACACGCACACCACGTTTAAAGCCAATACCGTCAATGTTTGTAAGAACAAGTGCAGCGTTAAATGTAACACTACCAGTACCTTGGTCAACTGTAAAGAATCTACCTACACGGAAGAAACCATCTTGGTCAGTAAGTGTGGCAAATACTCTACCTTTATTACGTTCTTGTACTTGTGCTGCACTTGCATTACCAGTACTGTCAATAGCATCGCCTGATGAAACAGGACTAAATCCAAACGGTGAACCGTAAATACGTTCTGGATAGTTACTGGTATTAAACCCGCCAGTACCAATGTCCAGCATATCGTGTCCTGTTGCTCTGTTGGTACTGATGTTAACAGTAATCTCTGCTGCTTCGCCGGATGCCAATCCTACTTTTAGTGTTATGCCGCCACCGTTAACTAGTGTTTTAGCAAGTCCAGCATTTAGCGCTGGCCAATGAATATCTGTATTTGCAACATCAGAAATCTGTACTACAGCAACTTGAGCTGTGCCACTGCCGCCTGTGTATGAATATTCTGCATATGCATCTATTTGATAAGTTTTGCCACCCCATGTAAAGATCATGTCAGCATTTGCTATTCGTGTTCTTTCCGTCTCATCTAGTTGTCCTATTACAATAAATCTACTACCGTCTGCGCTTGTAGTTGCGGCAGTAGCACCCATGGTAACAGTTGCACTTGGTGTAGCAGCAAGTACAATATCAGTGTAGTTTGAATCTACAGTACTATTGGCATTAAAGAAACTTTCAGTAGCAGTTATTATACTTTGATCAACACTTAAATCAGTGTATCTAAAGTTGCTATCAAATGTTACCATACGTTGGTTAGCCTCTGTAGTTACTCCATCTGTGATTTGATTACCGAATAGAATAGTACGATACACATACTCTGTAGTATCTTGCGTGAAAGTAAATGCTGTACTTGGACGAGTTGGCAATTCTTCTGTACCAAAATCATCAAGCAAGAAGTTTTGTTTATGTCGTATCACAAGTTTAGTATCGTGATCAGTATCTTCTTGTAAACCATTTGATGCTGTTCCTTCAAGTCCAGTACCAAAGTTTAACTTCCATACTTTACCATCACGTACAGGAGTACTGTCGTCAAATCTAGGAGTACCTGTTACACTAACTGCACCTATTACTCCACCGTTAACATCAGTTGTTGTAATAGTAGCATCGTTAGTAGGTGTAGCACCACCAAGTAATGTACCTGGAATAATGATTGTTTCGCCTGCTGCGCCTGCGCCTGATCCGCCGCCTGTAATATCAACACTATAGTTGTCGCTGCGTGTTTTCTTAACTCTAAAAATAGCAGTATCCGCAGTATATGTACCAGTGAGACCTGCTGCACTACTTGTATCAATCTCATAACTACTTAATGTAAAACTAGCATCACTAGCATTGGTTATTTCGTATGGTTGATATAATCCAGTATTGTGTAGGATTTCAACTTCACTTACGTTATGAGGATATTCTTCTAAATCATACACATACATAAACAACGAGTCTTCTGGTGCATCGTTGTCTAGTGTTGTAACTGTTGCTGGAATGCCAACATTTGTACTTGTAGGTGAAGTAATAGTTGCTGTTGTGTTGAATGTTCCTGTTGTAGTATGCACATACAATCTAGTAGGATCTCCACTGCCATCTTCTTCGCCTGTGAAACTTAAGATACCTGTTGCATTTGCTGCTCTTGTTGCTGTACCACCACTAGTGTATGCAGTATTAGTTGACGAATCATATGCACTACTAAGACCAGTATCGGTATACAACGTAAACGTGTTAACATCTTGCACATCTACATAAAACTGCAATCCGTTTAGTTCAGTCATGCCAACTACATCAGCTATAGTAACTAAATCTGAATCAGTTAGTCCGTGTCCAGTTGCAGTAACCGATGCCGGGCTTGCTTGTGTAACGGCAGTGATAGTAGCATTAATCAAACCTTGTGTAAGTGTTTGTCCTGCACTAACGTTGCCTGTTGACGGGACAGCAGCAGCAAAATCTAAATATCCATCTGCTCTAAATGTTTTACCAGGGAATACCATATTGGCACCTAGTGTAACATCAGTAGCAACTTCATCAGGATCAGCACCTGCAGAAACTAGTCCGTAGATACCGTAACTGTTGTTACCACCAAGACTACGTATTTGAGAACCGTCTAGTGCAAGATAACCAGTATGGCAATAATATGTAAACATACTAACAAGTTCTGATAGTGCGTTGTTAACACATAATGCACCAAAACCTAAATCGTTGATTTGTGTAAAGTCGTTTGCTAACATACTTCTGTTACCACCACTTTGTACAAATATATCAACACCAGTACTTCCAATATATCCACGTCCAACTACAAATGTTTGAGCAAGTCCGCCTCCTGTGTATGTACTAAATGCACTTGTATTATAACCTGCTGTTAAGCCTACATCAGTATATAGTTCAACTTCATTTGGGTTAAGTGTTGTCTTAACATATAATGTAGCACTGTTTATTTCAATCATGCCATTAACATTACTGATTGTAACACGATCAGCATCTGAATACGGATGAGCAATAGTTGTGCGCATCACAGCGGTTGCTGCTTGTGAGATATCATCAATATCTCGTGATGTACTATCACTAGGGTTACTAGTTTCATCTAATATGAAAGTAGCAGTTCCGGCAGCCTTGTCATATGCAGAGATTGTATTAACTTGATATCTGTCGCCATTAATAAAGAATGGAAACGGTGTTGGCGGTCTTCTTACAAATAGACCTTGATCAGTTGGTGAGCTTACGCTAATACTAAATGCATTATTTACAGTATCAATAGTTGCAGGCATATTACCTGCATATCCATCAACAAACAATCCGCCTGCAAAGTTTCTATTTGTGCCTTTAGACTGTGCAAAACTCGAACCTGTTTGGCAATAAGGAGAACGTGTTAGTATTTGACCTTCTGGGTCAAGTACCATCATAAATCCGCCTTGTCTTTGTACAGTAATGTTTCTTACAATAGTACCATCGTTACACAATAGTACATCCATTTCACTGTTGTTTAATGGAGGGTTGTAGTTTACATTATTAAAATATGCAACACAATCAACTAATGCATTAGCTTGTGTGTCTGATTCGGTTTCTGCTGCATAATCTTCATCAAATATTTGAGTAACACTGCCTGTTCCTGAATATCCATTGCCCGAATCGTTAGCTAAAATATTTGTTATAATAGCTTTTAAATTTGTTATTGCTGCGGCAGTTTCAGTTTCTTGTCCTGCAACTGCGCCTGTATAATATGCGCCTTGGTTTGTAAGAGTGTTTTCTCTTCCGCCTACACGCAAATCTTTTACAATGCCGTCAACAATCAATCCAGTGTCTCGACGACACTTAGTTTCGTTGTATACTAAACTAGGATATGTTGCATCAACGTATTCAATAGTTTCTTCTACCAAATAGTCTTTGTTAAGTTCAATCAACCTTGCAGCGTCTTTAAAGTTTCCAACATTAGCTGTAGCATCAGTTCCTACGTCTGCTATTTTACTAGGATCTGATACATAATGATATCCATATTTTCCTTGCTTTCCACTAACTGGGTGTGTAAAGTGATATCCGCCGCCTGTAGTTGCAATATCAAATGTTAAATCTGCTGCACCACCAGCGCCAATCTTACTGTCATTAATAGTTATTGTTTCGCCAACAATAAATCCGTCGCCGCCGCTTGTAATAGTTACAGTACAGGCGCCGCCTGATAAAACAATAACTTGGAATGTAGCTTTTACACCAGAACCATCAGATCCCCAATCATCTACTCCTATCTGATATGTTCCTAGTACACGTGACGCATCAGCAGCAGACACATTTGTTAATGTTGCAGCCGGCGAATATGCTGATATAAGACTATCAGTTATGATATCTCTATAGAAATATGTATGATTCCATTTACTCTGTGATACACCAGGCTTTGGACGTAGCACAACTCGTCTAAACTCGTCACCTTTAATACTTACGTTTTCAGGTAGCTTGATAGGCAAATGTTCATAGTAAATGCCACTTTCGATTCTTACCGTAATTTGGTTGTTGCGTGTTCGATTACCGTATTCGAGTTCTTCACCCGGAATAAACTCTATTGGTTCAACTAGGT